GCGATTGAAAGTCTTTGTTATTGCGTTGTGTGCCTCCTGTAGCTCTGCAAGGGTGAACTGCTTGTGCCACTTGTGAACATCCGGGATAAGGTCTTCGAGTGCGCGTTCCTGCTCTCGCATATCCTTGAGGGCTTGGAGAACCTTTTGTGTCTCTGCGTCCATCTCCGCGAGCTTGCCTTGGGCGATGAGCTTCTCAAGCTGCGCGTAGTCCACCTCGCTGTATGACTTCGCCAATGTAAGCACGCGGTCTGCGTCTCGTCGTATCTTGTCGTTGGTGAAGACGCGCTTCTCCCATCGAGCCTTGATGTCGGCGATGTCCTGTGGCGTGCGAGCGGCGTGTCGTTGCGCCTGTGCTTGCAGGGTCTTGATTTGGGCTTGGAACTCGTCGAAATGCTCCGGTGTGTTGAGCTTTGCCAACTCCGCCAGTCGAGCCTTGCACTCCTCCGGTAGGTATCCGTTGTTTATGGCTTCTTGGAGGCTGTTTAAGCGGCTTTCGTTCCATGCCTGCTGAATTCCTTGTTTGTCCTGCTCCGTGCGGTTAGCGTGGCGTTCTGCGGCTATTTCTTGCGGTGTGCGCTGCGGCTCGTTGTTCAAACCCAGCAGCTTGTCCACCCTCTTGCGGTTGTCCTGTATGTAGTAGGGCAACCTGCCGGGGGCGGTGTTCTCTATGCGCTCGCCGTACTTCAGCACGTGGTCTTTGAAAGCCTGCGGCACGTCCTTGACAGAGTTCTCGCTCTGGGTGGAGACCTCCTCTCCGTTGAGAATGGCTTCGTTGTCTTTCGCCATCTCCTCCTCCGTCTTTAGGATCGTGATGGCTCGGCAGCGGCAATGGGGATGCCACCCGGTGAACTTGAAGTCCTTGGGGTAGCGTCCGGCGAGGGTGTCGCAAATGTCCGTAAATGGGCGGACGGCATTCGCCTTTGGTGAGCCATCTGCTCGCTGCTGGCTTGCGTCGTCTGTCTTCTCTCCGGGCTGGAGCAGGATGGTGTGGTTGTTGCTGAGCTGTATCTCAATGCCGACAACGAAGTCCATTTGCTGCCAGCGCAGGTAGTCGTTGGTGCGGTATGCGATGTTGGTCTCGGTGGCTGCCAGTCGTCGCGCGTTCTTGTAGCTGGAGCGGTACACTCCCCTGCCGGGGTGGAAGTCTGCAGCTGCTTTCGATAGCTGGAGCAGCCCATGCTCGTCGCGCACTCGTCTGAAGAGTTTGTCCGGGTACTGGAGGTATTGCTTCAGCTCTCTCGCCATGGCTGGTGCGTCCTTACCGGAGCGGATGCCGCAATCCAGCCCCAGCTCTATCTCCTGCTTGAAGGCGTTTGTGTACTTCCATACGCGGTCGCTGAGGTTCAATCCGTTCTGCTGGCGTGCAAGAAATGCCTGCAGTGCGCTCTCGTTGTTGTTGAAGTACTTCATGCGCACCTCCGGTGGGAGCTTGTCTGCGTCCCTGCCGAAGACCTTTTCTGCCATCGCGTCGTTCTTGTTGTTGGATAGCGTCCATGCTGAGCGGACACCGTTGACGATGGTCTTCTCGGTGGTCTCCTTGAGTGCAGTCAGAAGGCGTTCTATCTGCTTCTTTGTCTCCGGGTAGTCATCGAAGCTGAATATTTTGTCCGGGTCGATGTCTTTAATCGACACACCAATCTTCGCCGCCTCCTCTGTTGCTTTCTTGAAGATGCGGTCTATGCGTGTTCCCATCGCCGCCATGTTGCGGAGGTGGGTCTTGTCGTATTCACTGGGCTTCGGCATCTGGTTCTGGTGTTAGTCGTTGTTTGAAATGTGCGCACTCCGGGTCGGATAGGAATTTGCACCATCTGCCGTATTCCGTCTTCTCATCGAAGCGGCAGCGGCAAAGGATGAGGTGTCCGTCAAGGGCTTTGCTGTGCCAGTCGTATGAGTGTGCGCAATCCCGGCAGCGGTGCTGCGGTTGTTCCTGTAGTGCTTTCTTCGGTGTCCGTCTCATGAGGCTATTCCACTAATCCGAAATCTTCGAGCTTGTTCTGCTCTTGGATCTCTTGGAGGGTTCTGTCCGGGTTGTCGCTCCATCCGAGCATCTCGATTGAGTCTCTCTGGGAGATGATTGGCTGGTTTCCGTTGGCGGCGAGCAGATTGTCGATGGTCTCCTTTTCGTCGTTGATACTGAATGGGGTTATCTCGTTCTCGACCTTGAGTGCGTCGATGTCCTTGTGGTACTTGTCGCCCAGCATGAGCTTTAGGAAGGCTTTCACCACGTTGACTTCGCGGTCGAAAAACTCCAGCAGTCGTCCGCTCTCGTCCTTGACCTTGAGCTTCGCGTCGATGAACATCTGCTTGCGACTCTCTCCGGAGAGGGCTTGCTGGCTCATCTTCTCGTAGCTCCAATCCGGGAGCTGAAGCTGGGTAAAGAACAGGCTGCGGAGCTGCTCGATGTAGAACTTTAGGCTCTCGATTGCCTGCTGCCATGTGACGTATTGAGCGGTGCTGCCTTTGGGGTATTGCATGACGGCTTTGAACTCTTGGTTCGGGCTTTTCTCGTCGCCGTAGCTGATGATGTCGTCCGCAAAAACGATAAAACGGGGCTTGCTGTTCTCACGCAGGTAGTTTCCGTTGCGGCTCAATGCCCATTCCATTTCGTAAATGTTGCGGCTGGTGTCCTCCCATACTGGTGTCGGGCGGTATGCGTAAACGCCGGGTATCTTGAGCAGGGTTGTGTTCTCGTCCTCGACCACGCCCCAGTCGCCTGTCTCGTTGCTCCACTTGATGTGGCGGTCTTCGGTGTAGGTGTCGAAGAACTGGACGCTCTTGCGCCCTATCTTCCGGGTGTAGCCGATGCTCATGGCGATCATGTCTCCGTACTCGTCGAAGTAGGGGTATAGCTCGTCGCACAACATCGGGCTGAAGCTGCGGCAGCGCAATTTAAGGGGGCTGTCGAAGCCGTAGATGGCGTTCTTCTGCTCTATGGCGTACCAAAGGGTGAAAACCTCGCAGCTGCCGAAAAGGTAAACCGTGCGCTCGTTGTTGACGCTGTCGATGCGGTTGCGCTCGAATATCGCCTCAAGGTAGGCGGCGATTTGCTTCTGGGTATCGTTCTCCGGCTTGTATATGCGCTTGACTGGGATGCCGCATACCAGCTCGCTCATGCGTTTGGTGGCGAGCCTCTGGAAGTCGAGGGTGATGCGTGTTACCTTTTCCACGCCGTTGTCCTTTACCACGTCCGGGTATTCGGCTTTGTTCATTACCGGGTGCTTTGTCGGGTCGTACTGGAAAAGCAGACCGTTCTTGCCGCCCCAAATCGGGACGTTGATGGTCTTCTCCTTGAGTGCGAGTATCTTCTCGCGCTCCGTTCCTGTTCCGCTTAGGATGTCTTTAATTGCTGGCATTGCTGATTTTTTTTTGAATGTTTATACTAATTGCTGAAGTCTGCGGAGGTCGATTGTCTTCCGCTTTTTGGTCGGGTAGAAGGTATTGGCGAGGGCATCGAAGCGGTCGGGGCTTCGGTTCAGTCGCTTCTTGATGTCCTCCTTTGGCTCGATGATGATCTTGCCGTCGCTGCGAAACGACCAGCGTATCTCTGTCGCCTCCTCAAGGAGCCGCTCATCCGGTGGCAGCATTGCTCCGGTCTCGTTCTTGGGGTTGAGCCAGTCGCGGACGCACCAGAACAGGTATGCGCGGAGGTTTGCAAAGCGATACTCGCCTGTAATGTCGTGAAGCTCCTTGTCGAGGTGGTCTTTGGCTGCTGCGCTGTATTTGCAGCTAATGATGTACTCCGGGTGGTCTTCGACCTCGACGCAGCGGCTGTAAACGCCAGCACCCTCGCCGATGGTGTCTATTGCGACGTGCATCAGTGGGTGTCTTCTGCGTCTGGCGATAATCTGTCCGGCAACCTCCATGTGGTCTGCCGTGCCTCCGGAATTGTGGCAGTCGAAGGTGCTGCACCATGCTCCGGTGCGCTCGACGTAGCAGGTCGCGTCTCGTCCCATGCCTGCGACGTCCACGCCCAGAACTCTGGCTTCCTGCTCTGAGACCGCGTTGCCTCCGTTGGCTACCCAGCGTTCCTGCGCTGCCTCGATCCATTGCTGGGGTATCAGTACGTCCTCTGAAACCTTTGGGAACTTGCCCAGTACTTTCTTCCGGAATAAATCCTCCGGTCTGTACCATTGCCCCTCAAAGCAGAAGTCGTCCAGCTCGTCCTGCCGCTCGCTCTCCTTGATGGGCGTACACCAAGTCTGGAGCTTGTCGGCTATCCATGCGTAGTCCACCTGTCCGGGTATGATGATGCGCTTCTCCACCACGTTGGGTGCGGTGAGGCTGTTGAGTCTGAACTTCTGCCAGCGGTCTCCCTTTTGGCTTCTGGCTGCGTAGCCGATGGTGGTGTTGGGGTTAAAGACCAGCAGGATGCGGCTGTCGCCTTGCAGGTTACCCTCGATTGCGTCGTATATGTTGTCGGAAATACCGGAAGCCTCCGTGATGATGAACATCGTGTGGACGGCGTGGAAACCCGACCATGCTTCGTGGTTCTGCTCGTCGGCTTTGAAGCCTGTGAGAAACCATTCTTTGTTGTCGGTGCGGATGCGATCTGTGGTAACCACGCCGGGCAGAACGATGCCTCTCTGCTTGGCTCTGTCAACAAGGCGGCTCACCTCCGGCATCATGATATTCTTTACCTGTCGGTCTGTCGGGGCGGTTAGGGCTACCTTGGTGTTCTCGATCAACTCCTTGCGGCTGTTCCATCTGGGGGTAAGGTAAAGGCAGCAAACGGCGCAGCAGGCAGCCACAAAGTCTTTGCCTCGTGCTGTTCCCGAAGTTACGGAGGTTCGGGGGTTGTGCTGCACGGACGCGACTATGGCTTGCTGCTCCTTGTCGAGGTTCGCTCCCAAGGCTTCGCGGATGAACTTGTTCCAGTCCGCTCGCCATGAATTAAGGAGGTCGATTCCTCGCTGGTGCATATCGATGTTGTTCTTCTTTGCCATGGGCTGTCTTGCTTGAGTTATTTACTTGAAATATCGCGTCTGTCGCGTTTTGCGCTCCGGAAGGTTCACTTGTCCCACCCTGCCGAAAGCGAGCGGACACGCGGCTTTATTCGCTTTGCTGTGCGCCTTGTTCTGCCTCGTCCAGCATTCCGCTCTCCATGAGCATTGCTGCGAATGACATCTCTCCGGCGACCTCGCGCTTCTCCGGTGCATACAGACCGAGGAGCTTGCGTCGCTCCTGTAGCTGCTGTCGGATCTCCGCGATGTAGGCGACGTTGCCCAGTCCGGCATGGGTGCTTTCCTTGGTCTCCAGCTGCGTCGTCTTGGTGCTGCCGTCGTTGCCCAGTCCGGGCGTTCCTTTGCGCTTCTTCTCGATGTGGACGCAGTCCTGCTTGGACTTCTCCCATTGCTCCCAAAGCTCGCGGCAGGTCTCGTCTATGCGTTCCAGCTCCAGCTGAAGGTTGTACTCTGCGTTGTCCAGTCGCTGCTCCTGCAATTCGTGAAGGATGTACTTGATGTCCTTGTGGACGGTCTCTGTCGAGTAGGTCTTTAGGTCGAGCCGCTTCATGACCTCTGCGCGTATCTGGCGCACGCTGTTCTGGCGCAGGTAAAGCTGGGAGACTATCTCCAATCGCGCCAGTCTGATTTGGTTGCGGCGTTGTGTCTGCATCTTACTCATGGTCGTCTTCGGTGCTTCTGGTTAAACATTCGGCTTGCTCTCCGGTGAGCTTCTCCCATCGGGCAAGTATGGCATCGCAATACTTCGGGTCGAACTCCATCATGTAGCAGGTTCGGTTGAGCTGCTCGCACGCGATTAGGGTGCTGCCGCTGCCTCCGAAAAGGTCGAGTACGTTCTCCTGCGGTCTTGCGCTGTTCTTGATCAGTCGTCCCATTAAACGGACGGGCTTCATGGTCGGGTGGATGTCGTTGTGCGTCGGCTTGTCCTCGTACAGCACCGTTGTCTCCGTCTTCGGGGCGGTGAGCTGTTGTACCAATGCCAGCAGCTCGCTTTTCTTGAGCTTCTTGTAATCCACGCCTGCGTCTTCAAAGACTGTGCTTTGGCTGCGGTCTTCGATGAAGTAGTGCGCTGCCCCGTCTTTCCACCCATAAAGGCATGGCTCATGCTTCCACTGGTAGTCTTGTCTGCCAAGGACGAGGGCGTTCTTGACCCATACCAGCGTCTCGCGAAGGGTGAACCCGGCGTTGTGGAGTGCGCTCCGGAATTCCCAGCCTTTGCTGTCGGCGTGCCAAATGTAGAAGGCTGCGCCGGGCTTCATTGCCTTGTCCGCTGCCATGAATGCGTCCGTAAGGAAGGCGACAAAGCTCGCGTCGTCCATGTTGTCGTTGGCGATGGTCATCTTGTCCTTTGTGCCTCCCTCGTAGTTGACGTTGTATGGTGGGTCTGTGAGCAGGAGGTCTGCCTGTGCGCCTCCCATCAGCTTGGCTACGTCTTCCTCATTGGTGGAGTCTCCGCACATCAGCTTGTGTCGTCCCAGCAGCCAAACGTCGCCGCTGTTGCATCTGGTGGGTGCGTTCTCTGCCTCCTCATTGGTGAAGTCATCCTCCTGTGCTTCGCCCTCCTCCGGTTGCTCGTCGAAGTCGCCGTAGCCCCAATCTGCGAGGTCTGCTGCGTCCCATTCCTCGTCGAGCATCTTGGTGTCCCATTCGCCGTAGCCGACGTTGTCCTTGATGATGAACTCTCGCTTCTGGGCTTCTGTGAGCTTGTCGGCTCGGACGATGATGGCTGTGGGCTGCTGCAGCCAGTTCTGCCAATGCTCCAGCAGGATGGTCTTCTCCGCGTCGGTCTTCTTGTCGAAGGTCTCGCAGTCGTTGAGCGTGCGCTCTATGTCTTCTGGTTGCATCTCGGAGATGGCTGTCAACGCTCGGTAGCGCATATTGCCTCCGAGTGCGGTGTAGCTCTCGTCGATAACAATGGGACGGATCTCCAGCATCTCCGGAAAGACCAGCAGGCTCTTGACCAGCTTGGCTTGTTGCTCCGGGCTGATTGTTCTTGGGTTCGCTGCGTTGATGTTAATCTGCGTCAGCTTGATTCTTTCTGTGTCCATAATTGTTGTTTATTCTTTTAGTGCAAAGGTACTTAAAATGTTTATATTATAATCACTCTTGGGCGTTCAAACTCGCTCCGGGGGCGGTTATTTCCGTCTTCATTGCCTCTCTGAGCAGGCTCAGCGTGGTGTTTGTCAGCAATTCGTCCGGAATGGTGCGGAAAACTCGCCAACCCATT